CCTTGATGATCATGTTGAATTCCTTCTTCCACAATGAGGTAAACCTACTGCTGTCAAACCCACCGCCCAGCAACTTGCGACGCGCAACAACTAGAACGTCATCACCATATGTTTTGATTTTCAAGTCACCAGTCCTAACCAAACCATATGCGGTCTCAATTGACACACCCAAATACTTGGACCAAATTACCATGCCCATAGTATAATTTGCGATGGAGTTTGCTAAAGCAGTAAGCCAAACACCAGATGGAAGACATCCAACAAGGCGCCACCAACCACTACCGTCTGGAGCGTTGACAACTTTTGTAGTAAGAACTTCGATGCAGCGAACGAAACACACGACCCATATCTTCGTTTTGTCTTCAAGAGAATGCCATCCTTTAGGAAAATGAATGCATCCTTTCACAGCGTCATATTCTACGCCGGGCAAATCGAACAATTGAATGTATGGCATCATGCATTCACCGAGAACTTTGGCATCAAGATGCATGTCATACCTTGAGAAATCACTCTCAATGATAACATACTCATCTAGAATCTTACTTTCTAGCTCTTCCAACTCTTGAACAGACCTCATTTTTGAAAGATCGTCAGCAGCCACATTGAACATTTCACAAAAGAAAGCAGAGGCACTGCCGTGCAAAAATTTCATGTTGATACCAACAGGGATGAAATTATCCGGCGTGCCCACTCCCATAGCCTTGGAAATCACCAAGAAAATTGCCTTCATGATGACCGTGACAGACAACTGGGATATGAAGAAAATTCGAGTTTTATCAGGGCGAACTCCATCAATTCCTATTGGTTCATCAGGAATTATGGATTCCAACTTTGGAGACATTTTATGAACATCCGTCATGACCATGCGAACCATTCTGAGCATGTTGTGAAATGAGTCGCATCTCTCCACAGCCGAGCGAAGAACACTGCAAACCCTTGCCATTTCGAAATTGTGAATGTCACTTTTTGTTGGATTGGTAGGAGTGACACCAATGTAAAAACCCGCGGATGAATTGGACGGAACAAAAATATCTTCATAGTTCTGCTCATATGAAAGATCCGGAACTTCATATTTCTTGCCTTTGAAAACCTTTTCGGCCATGTACTGGAATGAGAGCTCTGACGACACATGATAATCGCGTTGCTGGTCAGGACTCCATGTGATATGATCATTGTCTTCAAGCATGTTTTTTACAAGAGAATTGGAAAAACTGCGAAC